CACTACTACCGTAATATTCTTGCCAATCACTTTCGACTGTGTATCTACGCTTGTTTGTTCTGCCTTTGAGTGGCTTTCTACTGCGTTTAAACTGTGCAAGTTTTTTACCAATGTACTTTCTATTGTTAGTTAGATTTGTTATAAGGTAAACAAACCCAATTGAATCTTCTGGAATTTCCGTTACTTCTTTATCTTGATAAAACCATGTCATATAAACATTTATCACATGATGTCTATGTCAGTACTATAACTTGTAAAACCATTCTCTTTGACAACTTTAAGTAGATTGTTAACACGACCTGCTAATTCATCTTTGTGTGACACCAACCAAATACTTTTGCTACGTTCTCTTGCCATCTTCTTAAGCAGTGCAAGTGCAGCTTCGACTCCTGATGTATCCATACCTGAATCAATCATCTCATCAATAAACAACAGGTTGATCGCTCCATACAAGCTCTCCCAAACATCACGGAACGCCCAACTCATACTGATAATAAGTCTATTGCGTTCACCTCTGCTTAGATTATCAAAGTCTAAATCTCTACCAAGCTCTTGTATTTCCACTGTGAGATCGTTTTGGAATATTACAGTGTGTGGCAAACCTATCCGATCTAAGTAGTGTGTTAGTCTGCTATTTAAGTAACTCAGGTTTTGGTCAATAATACGTTTTCTAACAAAACTATCTTTGTTTGTTAACAGTTTCAACAGGAAGTCCTGATGATCTTGTAATCTTGTTAGATCGTTTAGTTTGTCATAGGATATTTCGGTGGCAGCAGTTGTCTGCATTTCTATTATTTGATCAGTGTAAGGATCGCTTTCGGCTTGCTTGCTTTGTAATTGTGTGTCAAGTGAGGATAAAGTTGATCGATGATTGTGTGCATCAGACACGCTATCATAAAAAACTCTTGGTCTCGGCGGAACTGCTTTTTTATCTGCAGTGAGTGCTGAAATTCCGTCTTGTATTTCTCTAAGGAAATCACTTGCCCCATTGTATTCCTCCTGTGCGTTGGTCACATGTTGTTGATGTGTTTCCATGTGATCAACACTTTGTCCACAACTGCCACAAGTACCTGATTGCAAACTGTCCAGTGCTTTTTTAGTTCTAGCAACATCTTTATCTGCTCTAGTAACCTGTGCAGTCAATGCGGCAACATCTTTTTGTAATTGTACTTGTGTGTTATTTAATTCTGTCCAAGTGTTAAGTTCAGTATGTGCAACTAGTTCTAGTTCAATATCTACATGTGATAGATCTTCAATAGCAGTTTCAAACTTTTTAATATCTTCGGCTTTTTTGTTTAACCACAGTGTTTGTCTGCGTTTAAGTGCCTGTACCTGCTCACCAATTTTATCGTTAGCACCTTGTAATGCTCTGATGCTCATTTCTTCTTGTTTGATATCATCTTTGGTGCGTTTGTTTAGTTCTTTGATCTTGTCAGCACGTTCACTAAGCAATGTTATACCCAGCAGTTGCTCAATTATCTCTCTTTGATCGTTTTGTTTTAGACTTAAAAACGGTTCGGTATAGGTATTGAGTGCTACAAGATGTTTGAACATGGTATGGCTCATACTCAGTAGTTTAAGTATTGCGCCTTGTGTTTCTCTTGAGTCTCCTTGTGCATTGTCATCAGTTTCTTGTTCACTGTTGTTTACATAAAACTTCAATACATTGGGCTTGCGTCCACGTTCAATTCGATAGCACTCTTTACCAACACAAAAATCCAAACTAACCAACATGCCTTTGCTATTGGTTTTGTTAATCAAGTTATCACGTCGTATGTTTGTTAATGCTTCTCCATAGAGTGCATAACTTAATGCGTTTATGATTGTTGTTTTACCTGTGCCGTTTCTACTGCCATCACCGCCAAGATCTATATTCTCACCTAAAACCAATGTGAGGTCTTGTCGATCAAAGTTAATTGCCTGTGTAGAATTACCCACACTCATGAAATTTTTAACAGTCAGGTCTTTAATTTGAATCATGTGTTATTGTACATTCTAATTTGTGGATAGTCTATAGGGATTGGTAAATTTCCAATAATAGTTTGTTGTCATAAAACTCGCTGTCAATATTGATAATTTGTTCTGTTACAATTTGATCAACACTTTCAAACTTGATATCACCAGGGTTAAGCTCTTCTTCTAACGCACTGCGTTTGTTTGGAATCAATGCCATCTCACGTAGGTTGTAATCAGTTACAAACTTTTCTTTGATATAGTTTGCTTCTTCATATGAGATTTCAATGTCCAAGTTAACACGCACATGCATATTTGGCTTGAGTATTGTATCAGCATGATCAATTACCTGCGAAAGATCTAAAACTTTGTACAATGGTTGATTGGGCCAAGCATGATACTCTGGCTCTTTGCCCCATTCTAATACCATCACGCCACGTTGATCATCACCAGCATCACTAAAGTTATGCGGAAATGCATTACCAATATAGTTTATATTGTTCTTTTGTTGTCGTAAATGAAAGTGTCCTGAGAATACTGTGCCGTATTGCTGAAAGTGTTCGCTTTTAATCTCTCCGTGATCAGGCATCTCTACCATGGCATTCATTTTAAAGTGCGGAAGTTCAAAGTGTCCAAACATATACTGAGCACTTGCAGTTTTGATCTGCTTGTGATCGTCACCAACTAACCAAGGAACAAGTATAACATCATCTTGTTCAAACCAGTCGTTGCATATCTTTAGATTAGGAATGTGCTTTGCCCATTCAAAACTGTATATGTCACGTTTGTCTCTGTAGTACAAGTCGTGATTGCCAGTTATAAAGTAGGTTATGTCAAAACTACGTGAAAGGTTTTCCAATGCTCTTAGACTGTGGCTCATGGTTTGTAAACTTAAACTTGCTCTATGATGATGCCAGTCGCCCATGAATATTGCAGTTTCACAGTTGTGTATCTTGCCTTGTTGTACTGCCCATTCTACAAAATTTTCGCAGTCTTGATTGTGCATGATGCTATTGCTCTTCATGCCAAAATGAATGTCAGTGAAAACTAGAGCTTTTTTAAACAAACCCATACGTGTTCCTATTTTTTAGTTGCTAAATCTGGTTGTAGTTTTTTTGATTCTGATGAATTGTTAAACTGTCTTGTCCAACTTGGATTAAGTCCGTTTTGTTCAAGTATATCATCTCTAATATTTTGACTTTTCTTTTCAATGTTTAGCACTCTAGTAAACGAGTTTGTAATTGCCGCAGTGTAGTAAGCAAACGGATTTTGACTTTTGTCTTCATTAAACTGCAATCCAATTTGACTGAGTTGTAGCAATGCAGTACCACGCATTTCTTCATTGTAGGTGTATCCACGCCAATTACTACGTGTTGCATAACGTTCACAAAGTTTGATAAACATGTGTGCTAGTTTGTCTGTCATCTTGCCGTGGTCTTTTGAAAAGTATCCGTTTTCCATGCCGCCGATCCAGTGACTTTTCCCTACAATGTATGGAACTTTGTCGTCATCAATCATGTAGTGCCAGAAAGGAGGAAAGTTCAGTTTAACATAGTTTAGATCTTGTTTGGTTTCAGTAATCAGATCTTGCAAGCCATCATCTTCGATGTTAACATCGTCCATTTCTAATAGTTCTTCGAGTTTGCTCTTTTTCTTTTTTTGTGCTTTGGTTAGTTTCTTTGGAACCATTGGAATATGTTCCCAACAAGTAACACGAAATACCAGTTCTTGGTTGCTTAGTTTTAAAGGATCAACAACTTCACCAGTTAGTCTTTTGATTCTATCAGCTTTGTTACGTCTCGCTTCTGCAACACTACGCTGATTAATTTTGTCAACACTAGGAACAATTATATCATATTGTGCATACTCTTTTTCAAGGAATGAACAGTAAGTGCTTTTGCTCTTGTGAATTTCTTTTAGAATATCTCTGTTGTTAAGATAGTTAACTTTTCTCGGTGCTTTAAACACTGCCATTTAGTAATTCTCCTTATACTAGTACTTATTATACACGAAACACAGGGGTTGTCAATCATTATCTTAGCCGTTTTTAGTTACCATAAATAAGACTGTAGGAGAAGTTATGGCAGGATATAACGAAGCAGACGCAAAACTTATGAGAGGCTACCAGCAGGCTTTTCCTGGTATTCCGCTTGAACGGATTGCACAACTTACCGGAATACCACGTGCTGATTTAGACAACTATGCTACTAACACCGTTGGAACTCCGGCTACAAACAGGGCTTACGGTCAAATCACTAGTGCGAGAGCAACAACCACTCAAAATAAAACTACTACTCCAAGAAATTCTGCAGGATCTGGATCAGCGTTTGCTGGCAACGATCTTCCACCTACAACTGTATCAAGCAATAATACACCACCAAACATAGATCCATTCACAGGAAGAACTGCTGTACCACGACCAACTCCAGTCGTTCAAAGCAACAATACACCACCAAATATCAATCCAATTACAGGCAGAGAATTTGTACCAACACCTACACCAAGACCTCCACAAGTACAAGATACAGGAGTAGCACAAGCCACAGTGCCTGTAGGTAGTAGAGGCAGTGGTGAATTTCTTGATACAAGAGGCAGAGCACCCACTCCTGTTCCATCTCCACCTGCACCACCACCTCCAAGACCTGTACCTGAAGATCCTGAAGTGGATTTTACTGAGGCGTATGGTGATAGTTACACAGAAGTTACACCAATTCCGCCTAGTACAAGACGTCCTGGTGTTGAACAAGCACAACCATTTCAACCGCCACAGAGAGCACCACAAACATTTGAAGAAGCAAATGAAGATATAGAGGATGCTTATAGCGAAGATTTTAGAACTCCTGATGATATTGCACGAG